CAATTAGAGAATCGTTTCATTAACTTTTCACCAAGAACACGATTTAATCGTTTACAGATATATGGAATATCATAAAGTTGAATGTTCCATCCCGTGACTACATCAGGAACATTAATCATCCAATAGTTAATGAAGTGATTAAGAAGTTCATATTCACTCGGACAATGATGTTAAGTTACATCAGCACGAGTATTGTTAAATGCTTTAACTCCCCAAGTAATAATCTTTTTAGTTGTATAATCTTGAATAGAAATTGCAAGAATTTCTTCAATACAAGATTCTACATCAGGGAATCCAGACTCGGATCCAACCTCAATATCTAAAGTTACAAGTTTAATTTTACTGATATCAAACTTAATCTCATCTTCAGGATACTTTTCTGAGATATATTGATAGACATAACGATCATTCCCGTAGATATCAAATCCATCTACATTCTCATACTTTTTATAAAACTCACGACAATCTCGAACTGTCCCTGGTCTTATTGGTTCTACATTCTCTCCGCTTAAATTTTTATACTTTGATTCCTTTTTACTATTTACATATAGTGTTGGGAAGAACTCATCTCTGTTTTCAAATCTTTTACCATTCTCTACACCACGAACCAGAAACTGATTCCCTATCAATTGAACATTAGTATAAAAGGTTTGACTCATTCTTTGGTAATGTCCTGGTATTTTTCAAGAAGTGTTGGTGTGGGATCTACAAGTGTTAGAATTTTTTCAGAACTCATCATACAAGTATCCTCTTTTGTATATCCCAACAAAAACGGTTCTAAAGTTTGATCTTTAGAAACTACAAAAGGTTTAACTAACTTACAATCTGGTTCTCCAATATCAGCACCAACTTCTTCAATCTGTGAGACCAATATCTGATTGTTCGTCAAAACCAGAAGTTTGATCGGGTTTTTGTCCGTCATTTAAAATGTCCTCAATGTACATGTTTTGAATTTTTTCTACTGGGGTAACCATTGTAACAACCCACTCAGCAGTCAATGGGATTGATTTTTCTCTTGCTAAAGGCATCCAAGGATACATTGTAACAGAGAGTTCAGATTTTTTCTCCGTGTTTGAACTTGTTTCTTCCTCAGTCAATGGTTTTAGATTTCTTATCTTAACAACACAAGGTTTTGTAAGAAAGTATCCAATAACTTTATTGTCGGAAGAAACCATTTCTTGAACATCTGCAATGACATCCTCACCAGATTTCAAAACCAAAATCTTAACTGTCATAGTTAACTCATACCTCCTAGTATTATAGGGCAAAAAAAGCGGGGAGTCAACTGGATTTTGCCAGTTCTCCCCATGCAGCAACGATATTCGATTCTATTTAGAGATAATCTTTCCTCTGATGATGCTTAGGAACAATTTTTCCTAGAACAATAGTTAATAACCCATCCTCAAATTCAACTGATCTAACTTCCGTTTCGTCACTGAGTGTCCAAGCTCTTGTGAAAGATCTTTGAGCCACTCCCCTATGAACATATTCAGTTCCAGTTTTTCCATCTTCTCGTTGTCCTTCAACAAAGAGTTTTCCACATTCCGTATATACATTTACCTCTTTTCTTTTAAATCCAGCAAGTGCAAGTTCAAGTCTTGATTCTACATTACTGACCTGAACTATATTGTATGGGGGATAATTAGTCGTTGTTTCATGAAGATTAAACAATCGATTAAAGTATTCATCCATTCCAATGCTATTTTTGTTTATCCTCTCCATTATTGCAGGAAGATCCGACGCAGTATAACGCATGAGATTAGTCATTTTAGTAGCTCCTTAAAAAGCGAGTTTGTGTTTTGTGGACCCCTTCGGCATCCAAACATATTTATAGCACGGATAAAAAAAACGAGGTAGTGAACCCCGTAATTTTTATTCTACTTCTACTGATTTACCTTTCTTACCAATATTATACTTGGTTTCTAAAATCCAATCTCCTTTATCTTTATAAGCAAGAACTTTGATTTGATTAAGTGGGGCAATATCAAGAACAGATTCTTCTTTAACAATTGTAATCAATCCCCAATCAGCAAGAAGACGGGCAATACGATTACGACGCTGAACATCATTCACAGTTAGATTTGCGTGTTTGCCATCCAAAGCAAACAGTTCTTTAAAGTGAACGATAAAATATCTACCTTGCTTGTGAAGGATATGGCACGACTGATAGAGTTTTTTTTCCTTACGCGATGCAACACCGATGCGAGTAAGAGTCTCTCTAACTTTTAGAAAATCATCCGGTTCATTAAGAATTACTTCAACCATTTGGTCTTGTGACCAATTTACAGTTGGTTCTACCGTATTCATTTTGTTCCTCCAGTGTCAAGTCGTTGTTTAATAAAATTAAGTTGTTCTTTTGTAAGAATTTTCATAGCTTGAGATGCTTTTTCATTACTATATCCATAATATTGTTTAACACATTCTAAGTCTGTGACTTTTTCTTTTCGTAGCCAGGGAGAGAATCTCTTCTTTTTCCTCAAACTATTTAGATAAAAGGAATATTGCATATCTTTGTCTAAAGAATGATTAAGATTCATTTCGTTTGCAAACATAATACAATCGATATGACCAGATAAACAACGATTGATAATATACGAAGGATAAGATTTAATATCTTCTGATAAGTTTTCTTTTGTGAAATTAATTGAGTTCAACCAATCTTTAAGTTCAGGCATCAACCAACCCCACACTTTTCAGTTTATTATAATTATAGCATCCATCAAAATTAGACTGAATCTTAGGAGTTTTATTATAATTGAATAGCAATAGTTCTTTGCGTTGCTTTTGATCTCTCATATATTCACCAACAGAACGCATAGTATAAGTTAAATCAAACTCACCAGTGTTCCAATCTTTAAACCTATCCTTTACTAGTTGGTCTGAATTATAACTTATCAACTGATCCATATTGTTAGCATCACAATCAGCAGCAAACTTATCGTGATCAAATCCTTTGTGCATTGATCCCTTTCTGCCATAGAGATTATCCTTAATGTCATAAGGAGGATCGAGATACATAAAAGCACCTTTGTTTCCATCCATCATATAATCATAGGAGTAATTAGTTATAATCCATTTACTAATTAACGCAGAATACTCGGGCAGTTTTTCGATCCCACGCAAACTAAAGTTGGAGTTGGATGCTTGTGGTGAAAACGATGAACTCTCTGTGAGACCACTGAAAGAACACTTATTGACAATATAGAAAGCCACAGCACGATCAAGACTGGGCAAACTTTGGTCATTGATCTTCTCCTTACTTGCTAGGAACAGTTCTTTTGCTGATTCTGGATTATTATGTGTAGATTTAAGATCTACAAGTTTATCCTTTAGGTCCGAACCAAACATCTGGAGTTGCTGCCAGAAGTTTACAAGAGGTTCATAAAGGTCATTCACCCAAATGTCCAGGTTTGGATACTTCTTTGTAATATGAATTGCAACACTTCCGCCACCAAGAAATGGTTCCCGAAACTCATCATAGTCTCGTAAGTCTGGAAAGTATGGATCCATTTTGACGCAAGCACGGGACTTACCACCTGGGTAGCGTAATGGAGTTTTAATAGATTTAAGAGTATTCATTTCCACTCACACTCGCACATAATTTCAGTTAAGCAGGCAAGCATATTGATTTCTTGATCTGCAACAAAACAACATTGATATTGATACTTGGCAATAACAAGAACTGCTGCAGGAATAGATTGTGGCAAAAGACAATCATAACAAGCATCATAAACTTTTCGAAGTAAACTAGATGCATCATTATCCAAGTTAGATACTACCCATTTACGAACTTCTGGAAAATTCTTTTCCTTCAAGTTCTTGGTAAGTTCATTTACAGATATATCTGAGAAAGTAGCAAGAATGCCAGAATCAATCGTTCCACTTACAGAGTATCTTTGACATTCGTTGAGAACTCGTCTAAAATCAGGAAAGTATTTTGATACTAATTCGATAAGAACTTTTTGATCATACTGGACGCCTTCAACATCCAAGATGTTTTGTAGACGCTTGAAGAAGGATCCTGCCAGTGTGACTTTTTCTTTTCCTTTAAGGGCGAATTCAACCACAGCACACCTGGAATGGAGGGGTTCAATAATTTTATTTTTGTAGTTGCAGGTAAGGATGAATCTGCAGTTACTAGAAAACTCCTCAGTAAACGCCCTAAGTAGGAGTTGTACGTCGTTTGTTGTGTTATCAGCTTCGTCGATAATGATGACTTTGTGTCTAGCAGTTGAGCTAAGCGATACGGTCGAAGCGAAATTTTTTGCATTATTTCTGACCGTATCAAGAAAGCGTCCTTCATCGGATCCGTTAATGACATAAAAATCTACTCCTAATTCATTACAAAGTGCTTTTGCTACAGTAGTCTTTCCGATGCCAGGAGGACCAGCAAGAAGCATATTTGGTATTTCACCCCTATTTAGAAAATCCTGAAAGGTCTTCTTTGTGCTCTCGGGAAGAACACAATCTTTAATTGTTTTGGGAGCATATTTTGCTACCCACAGAAACTCATCACGACTCATAATTAAATCCAATCTGGTTTACGATTGGGCATACGAAGGTAGTTATCCTTCACCCAAGGTTTGGAAGCAATGTACCTTTTATAAGATGTAAAGGTATCAATGCTATCATCATATTTCCATTCGTCGGGCATAGCACGAGCAAATGGAGTTACATTCGTCAACTTACCTTTGGGAAACAAATAGTAAGCATCTACAAGTGTCTTATAGCACGAATGAGTTTTATTATACCTCACGGTATACTCATCGCACAAGTTCATACCCCACTTGATTAACCAATAGGCATTATCAATAGTGCTTGATGCCCAC